AGTAGTAAGCATTGCTAAAGTCATACTCAAGAACATTGCTGTAATACCTCTTAAAGGATTATCTAAGAGTTTCATTACAACACCCATAAGTATTAAACCTGCCATCATTCCGCCCATAGCTATCATGGCAGAAAGCATCATTTCACCAAATTTAGCAAGTTTATCTTCTGGTAAGAATGTTAAAGCAGTTACTAATCCAACAACAATACCTAAAGCTACAGCGAACTTAACTAAAGAAGATGCCATTTCGTTAGTTGCCTTAGCACTAAAGTATTTGTAAATTCCTTTAAGTGCTAAAGAAGCATTCTTAAATACTTTAAGTAATCCACCAGAGCCTATTACTCTAAGTAACATACGAATTAACTTAACTATTTCCATACTACTTATAGTACCAAATAGTTTCTTCAAAGTATCTAAGAAGTAATTTATGTCACCAGACCTAAATGCTTCACCAACTTCCTGAAGCGAATTCTTAATTCCTTCAAAGAATAATGCAAATACCGGTTTAATAACATTTGTATAAAGCCATTTAAGAATAGCAAATGCTTGAACAATAATATCTTTTGCAGTTTGAATTCCTTCACCAATTTTTGTCTTAGCAAGTTCTTCATCCAAACCTAAAATAGCTACTATAGTTCTACCTATTCTTGTAATAAGATTATCAAACATGGCAGCAAGCATCTGTAAGAAGTTACCAATACCTGTTCCGCCTTTGAATCTATTAAATACATCAGCTAAAGTTTCGCCTTCTTGCCAAGCTTTCTTTGCTCTATCGCCCATATCTTTAAATCCATTAGCAATATTAGTGAATATATTACCACCATTACCATCAGATTTAACTAAGCTTTTAATTTTATCGATTACTTCACCAATTGTATTTTTTAAGAAATTAAATACTGGAGCAACAAACTTAACTATCTCTCGTACAATTGTTGCAAGTGCATATACTATTCCTAAAAGTATATCTTTAAGAGTTTCACCAACGCCAGACAATGCTTCCATTGGTCCAATAGCTTCTTCGAACTCAAATATAGCATCAGCAATAGCAGCTCCAATTTCAAGTACTATATCAATAATTCCACTTGCTATTTCCCAAAGAGCTGAAAGAATAGGACTAGCTACTTTTACCCATAAAGCATATAATATTTTACCAATGAGTTTAAATACAGCAACAACACCTCTTAATATCTTAGCTATCTTTACTATAGTGTCTTTCGAAGGAACAAGTTTTGCAGTTATATCTCTAATCTTTTCGGATATAGCAACTAATGTTTCTTCAACAGTTTTACCCTTTGGTAAGAATTGTCCAATAACACTCCTTATAATATCAATAGCAGCTTTTAAAGGCGAAAGTAGATTCTTTATACTTTGAGCTATATTGGTAAAGAAATCGGTTTCTTTAAGATTCTGAATCATTGTATAAAACTGGAATCCATTAACTCGAAGTTTTTCACTAAAACTCCATAACTTTTTACCAGTTTCATTCTCAGTAAATAGGCCATCCCAAGCATCTCTAAATGCAAATAAAGCTTCGGTAAAACCACTACCAAATGCATAAATACCTTGGAAGAATAAACGACGACCATTATACAAACCAGCTTCCATACGTTTTTCCATTACATCGAGCTGATTCATAATAGCTTTCATTCGTTCTTGTTCATAATCCGTTAAATATGATTTAGATGCTAAACCTTGAAATTCTTTCTTTAAAGCATCTATTTCTTTTTGTTTATCATCTTCATAACCCGACTTCCAATAATCAAATATTTCTTTAACACTTGACAATCTAGTTACAAATATTTCATATAATGCATTAGCTAAATCTGTCCAAAGTTCTTTAGCTTCTTCATAATCACCAAATATATCCTGATAAATACCAACCCAAACCGTTGATGCAGCATCTTTAGCAGATTCAATAGCTTCCACAAATGTTTTAGCTTCCTGTGATGCTGTAAATGCTTTAATACCATAACTACTTACATATGTATGCCACTTTTCAAGAGCTTCCTCTGCAGTTTCTTCCGTATCTTTAAATACTTCTGCATATTCTTTTAAATACTGAGTATAATTCTCAGTCATTTCTTTCTGAGCTTGCTCTTTACTTATTTTATTTATTTCAGCATAATTGTCAACGGTCTCACCAGTAACTTTTTCAACTTTTTTCCAACGCTTTAAATAATTATCTATTTCATCTTTTGATAATTTTTCATTAGCTTTTAAGAATTTTTGTGAAAGTATTTCATTATTTTCTTTTACAACTCTTAAAGCTGCTGCAGTTGTTTCAAATGTTTCACGTTTATTATCTGCCCTTACAAATTCACCATCTTCAACAATTGCTCTGATCTCATCAACTGCTTCAGAATATTTCTTGTAAGTTTTCATCATTACTTCAGTATTAAACCATTTACCTTGAGTTAAGCTTTCAGTAAAATTCTGAATACTGAATGTAATTTTGTTATTAAGTAATGATGTATAAGTTCCATCTAAATTATCTTTAAGGGTTCCTACTGCAATAGCTGCTTCAATAGCATTCTTTCGGAACTCCATTGTATCCATGTTAAGATTCTGAACAGACTTATAGTCCTGTAATCTCATCTGTCCTGCACCAAGAGCCTGTGATAATTGATACATTGCTCTTGAAGCGTCACCAGCATTCTTACCAGAAAGTGCAGCCCATTCTGCAATACCCATCATTGCTGTTGTTGCATCTTCTAAACTTTGACCAGATGCTGTAAACTTACCAATTTCCCTTACCATATCAGTAAAGTTATATGAAGTTTCATCTGTAAAGTAATTAAGTCTCTCTAACTGTTCAGTAATAGTTTCCATTGCATAACCCTGTGATTTCAGAGTAGCAACAGAAGTGGTCATATCTGCGTATTTTGACCAACCTTTTTGTAATTGTCCAATAGTATTTTCCTGAATGAAGTTAACAAGCTTGCCGGCGATATTGTCCATGATTTTATCTTTCATCCTGTCAAGGATGCTATAAGCTTTATTGGCCATCTTTTGGACATTATCGTTAATAGCATCAAAGTTTTCTGCACTTGAAGATACAGCATCTTTAAATGATAACTTCTGATGTAATTTGTCGAGTATGCTCAACGTATTTTTTGACTTTTGCTCGAAATCGCTAGAGTCAAATTTCATTTGGACGACTCGTTCATCTATATCGACCATATCGAGTTTTCCTCCCTTCACGAAAATATTATATTAATTTGTGCTGAATTCATTCCAAACTTCTTCAGCCATTTTATTGAATATTGGTGCTAATGCTGGGTTAATATAATCTATGCCTTCAACCCAAGTTCCAGAAGCAGTAGCATGTCCAAGTTGTATATAAAGTGCAACATTATACCAATCTTTTTCAAGATTACTGTTACACCAAATTAACTTGTATACTCCCTTCTCTTCCTCAATTATGTCATAGTACCAAGATTCAGCAGTAACACCAGTAAAGACAGGGGTGTTATCTCTCAGGGCTTCTACTCCGCGTTTTCCATACTTACGTAAAGTTTCTAAATATGGATTATGCCTTCTGACTTTATCAAGCCAACTCCTGGTTTTCTTCCAACTGCCTTTACTAGTGTACTTTATCATGTTGTTATCCTTTCTTACCGGATGCTTTTAAACGCTGCTCATTGATACGTGCGTAGTCTTGTGCAATTTCGTATGGTTTAGCTGACTTCTTTCTATCATCTGGAGTATTGTCATAGTTTACTATCTGTATAACATTAAGCAATCTATTAATATTCCAAAATTCACAACTAAATGGTATTTGTTGTTCAACCATCCAAGCGTAGATACGTTCACTTGTGAATCTTACTTGATCTGGTTTAGCTTTTTTATCTGGTTTGGTTTCCGGTATTGATTTCAAAGCTGTTTGTGGATCTGCTAAATATTCTTGTATATCTTTGAAGTTTTCTTCTGAAAGACCATAAAGAAGTTTATCGTCGATTTCATCAAACTCGATATTTGTGATCATACATTTAACAAAATACAATAACTCTTCTGGTGTTTTCTCTTGTTCATACTTCTTTCTAGCAGTTTCACTTGCTTTCTTATCTGGAAACCAAGGCCTTTTATACTTCTTTTCCCATTCAGCGATAGCCCAAAGTGAGTTCTCCAAACGAAGTTTTGTGTCCTTCTCGACCTTAATAAAACTTTCGGTCCTTTCATCGAACACACTAAACGCTTTGATCGTTATAGTTTTCATCCATTAATATCTACAACTTTGTCCTGAGCAGCGACCTGATCTTTCATTACCTCAGCAATTATCTCAGGCATCTCAGCTGATCTACCTTCAGCATCTGCCTTAGCAATCTGTGCCTGAAGCTCAGCAGGAAGAATCTTCTTAAGGAAATCTGCAAACTTATCTGCTGCATCATCTCCTGAAGTAAGTTCATCGAACAGAGCATCATATGCTGCCGAGTTCTCAAACTTTGATCTTACCTCATCTGTCTGAAGAAACTGTGTTCCATCCTCAGATTTAATACCATAAGCTGTAAGAACGATGTCGTCAAATGTCTCAAGCAGGGCTTTCTGATCGTAATCATTAATTATCTTTGTAAACTGTCCCTGAAGACCGCCTTCATACTTAGCATTAAGTATCTGAAGCTTTCTCTTTGAAAGATAGAAGTAGAACTCCTGTGTACGAGGTAAATCATTGAAATCTGTGTACTTAATTATTTTCTTAAGCATATCATTGTCTCCTTTTCTTTGTGTTTGAACTTGTATTTTAAGCCCAAAATAGTATTCATTTTGATTTATTCCTTCTAAAAAATTCTGAAAAAAATAAGAGGGGTAAACTCTTTTTAAGCCTACCCCTAATATTGTTATTCAATTGTAAATTAGCTTCTGTAACTACCCGATGCATAGCCATTAATAAGCTGTGTAAGAGTAGGAACTTTAGCATTATATGAAGAATTACCATAGAGATAATCTTCAAGAGCTGCAAGATTAGCATTATCTGTAGGAGTCTGTCCCGGGATAATAATCTTGCTTGTAACAAATACGTGTGCACAAGGCTGAATAGCAATCTTGTTTGCTTCAGTAGCTGTTCCATCAACAGGAACCTTAGCACTTGTCTGAGGAGGAATAGAGCTAACTTCCCAGCTGAATTCCTGTGCCTCGGGTGAGTCATTCTGTGTAGCATGATCCATTTCTGAAGGTGCTGCACTAAGACCCCAAGCAATGTGAATCTTGTAAGCAAACTGATCACCAAGGGTATCATTACCAAGTCTTGATCTCCAAGAGAGAGCAAACTTCTTTCTGGTCTGCTGACCAACGAAACCCTTAACACCGGCAATACCGCCGATTATGTAATTACCCATACATTCATTGAACTGCTTCGGGAATGTATAAGCCTTGATAGTACCTTTCCAGTCTTCCTTTGAGATCAGAGAAAGATACTTAATATTGTCAGCATAAATGTCGTTAGCATCTGCTCCTTCAGGTGACTCGGTAATACCGGTGATACCATTCCAAGCAACGCCATCAGCATATGTGCCATTATCATTCATAAGGTAAAGGACTGCATGATCCACACCGGTCTCAAACAATCTCTCACCATCGGCATCCCATGTCAATACTGCCATGACTTCTTTCTCCTTTCATTAAGATACTAAAGTGTAAAGCGCATCAGGAGTAGGAAGATAAGGATCTGTGTCATCACCTTCGCCCTGTGCTGATTCATCTGTTCCAAATAATGCTGCTTCAAGAGCTGCATAACCTGTTGCATTCATAGTACTATCAACAACGATGTGTGATACCGGTGCTAAAGTATTCTGAGTTACGAATGCATCCGGAACTGAGTTAAGCTCCCATGAGAACTCTGTTGCCTCAGGTGAGTCATTAACTGTAGCGTGATCCTTCTCAGAAGGAGCTGCAGTAAGACCATAAGCAACATGAAGTTTGTAACCATAGGAATCACCCTTAACTGCATTACCAACGATTGTTCTCCAAGCAAGACCGAACTTGGTATGAGGCTGCTGACCGAAGAATAATCCTCTAGCAGTTCCGTTATTAAATTCGAACTCGCCCTGGCATGCGTTAAACTCTGTGGGCCATGTATAAGCTTTGATAGTAGCTTTCCAGTTCTCAACCGAGATCAGTGATAAGTACTTCATGTTATCTGCATAGATATCATTTGCATCAGCACCTTCAGGTGACTCAGTGATACCAGTAACACCATTCCAAGCTACACCCTTAGCATAATCGCTATCGGTTTCTGCAGTACCACTCATAGGGAAAATTACAACTCTGTCGACACCAGTCTCGTATATACGATCTGCTGCGGCATCCCATGTAAGTTTAGCCATGATTATTTCCTCCTATATTATTTTTAATAAATTGTAAAAGTGTCATGATGCAAATTATCTTTTACATAATGTTTACCATGACTACAATACGGTAACTCAGCAAGCTGAAAGACTACCGGATCATCTGGGTCTTTTGTAACATATCTTACATCATATGCAACATCCATTGTATAAGATCTATTATCTGCTTTCTGAGTTTTGATAGTACTCCTTGAATAAATTATACAAGGGTACGTTAATTTCATTGATTCGGGTGTTTGGTAATATACATTGGGGCATAACGATCTAAACACTCGATCAATATCCATTCTCGGCCTCAGTGTAATCACCTCCCAATGTAACTATGAGTCTAGGTCTTTGAATATCTACAGAAGTTACCTTCCATTTCTTTCCAAGCCACTCACAGTATATAATAGAATTCAGATGAGATATGACAAATGCATCACACGCTAACATGCTAAGTTTAACATTTATAACATAATTGTCATTAATGCTTTCTTGCTGTTGATTGCGGTAAGTATTTGTAATTACGTCAGCCTTATACTTTCGTTCAGTGATGACTTCTTCCCAAATACTCGTTGGTGTTCCATCTTCCAGGAACTT